GTTTTCAAAACGCGTGGATCTACCCTCACTTGACGCAACCGTGACGGCGGATGCGGGTCGCGACTCGGAAGGAGCCCTCGGATGAGGACTGTCGAGTGCGCGTCGTGTGGTGGCCGTTTCCAGGCGAAGCGGGACACGGCGAAGTACTGTTCGCCGCGGTGCAGGATGCGGGCGTCGCGGGCTCCGGAGCCGCCGCCGGCTCGACGCGACTCGGCTCCGGTCGTCGCGTTGCCGCCGAAGGCCCCGGATGAGGGTGGGCTGCTGCGGGTGACGGAGCGTGCGTTGGCGGACGCGGATCGGACGGATACGCCGATGGGTCAAGCAACGCTGTTGATTGCGCGGATCCTCGATTCGGGGATCCAGGACACGGGCTCCTCGATCGCCGCGTTGATCCGGCAGTACGACGCGTCGCTCGATAAGGCGCTTGAGGGCGCCCGGGTGGCGGAGACGCCGTTGGAGCGGCTCAAACGGTCTCGGGAGCTTCGGGCGGGTTGATCTTCGTGAGCCACTCGTTGATGGGTGTGCGGTTGCGGCGGAGGTTGCAGCGTCGACAGCAGAGCGTGACGTTGTCCCAGTCGTGTGCCCCACCGGCTGAGATCGGAATGATGTGCTCGATGGTGGCCCGGTCTGGGTTGTAGCGTGTGCCTGGTATGGGCTCGAAGGCCATGAGGATGCCGCAGTAGCAGCAGAGGTCGCCGTAGATCTTGCGGAGGCTTTTGTGGGTGATGCCGCGGACGTAGGTCCCGGAGCGCATCCGGGCTCGGCGTACGTGGGCGTGTTCGGTCGCGAGGGCGATGCGAGTTTCGCGGTTCCGCTGGTATCTGAGAGTGTCGGCGGCGCGGACCTTGTCGATGTTGCGGGTATAGCGCTCTCGTGCTCGGTTTAGCTGCCGTTCGTGGTTGTCCTGGTACCACTGGGCGACGTGTGCCCCGCGGCAGGGTTTGCATTGGGACCGGTGGCCGAGGCGGGCACTCTTGTCGTGGTCGAAGGTGTCGAGGGGTTTCCGCTGCTGGCAGGTGGAGCAGGTTCGGGTGCCGTCTGGGTGGTCGATGGCTCGGGTGTTTTTTATCGGTCCGCCGCGGTGTGGGTCGCCGTAGATATTCTGGCGGAGGTAGTGGGCGTTGCAGAGGCCGATGGAGGTGACGGGGCGTTCGCATCCGTCGATCGAGCAGGTTCTTTTGTCCACCCACGAATCGTCCCACGGGGTGTTCCGGTTTGCTAGTCGCTGAAACGGTCACCGGGATTCAGGAACCCCGGTTTATTCACATCCCTGAAACTGTTGTGGACAACGGTGCGGTGGAGGCGATCCAGCTCTCGGCGGAGGCGGGCATCCCGCTGTACCCGTGGCAGGAGATCGCGCTCGAGGCGATGCTGGGTGTGCAGGCGGATGGGACGTGGGCGGCTCAGGAGTTCGGGCTGATCTGTGCGCGTCAGAACGGGAAGAGCCAACTCCTTGAGGCGCGGGAACTTGCGGGCCTGTTCCTGTTCGGGGAGCAGCGGATCGTGCATAGCGCTCATCAGTCGGCGACGGCTGATGAGGCGTTCAAGCGGATGCGGAACCTGATCGAGTCGGTACCGTGGCTGGACTCGGAGGTCGCGAAGATCCTCGGGTCTCCGGGTCGGCAGTCGATCCGGACCCGGTCGGGGTCGGAGATCTCGTACCGGACGCGGACGAAGGGTGGGGCTCGCGGCTTTTCGGCTCCGACGGTCATCTTCGATGAGGCTCAGGAGTTGTCGGGGGAGCAGTACGCGGCGATCGTCCCGGTGACTTCGGCGTTCCGGAATCGGCAGATCGTGTTGACGGGGACGGTTCTCGCGGGGGCTGCGGTCCTGCAGGGTGTCGTGGATCGGGGCCGTCGGGGTGCGGGCACGGATCTTGGGTATGCGGAGTGGTCCGCTGCGGAGGATTGCCGGTCGGATGATCCGGTGGCGATTCGTCAGGCGAACCCGTCAATCGGGCACCGTGAGGGTCTAACGGTCGAGTACTTCTTCAACGACTTGGAGCGGTTCCGTTCCGCGCAGGCTGAGGACAAGTACCGTGAGGAGCGACTCTCCATCTGGCCGGATGCGGGCACGGTGGGGCAGATGGTGTCTGCGGAGGCGTGGGGGGCGTGCCGGTCGGATTGGCGTCCGGGTGAGGGTCAGGCGGTGGAGTTCATCGGGGTCGCCTCGTCGGTGGATGGGGCGTGGTCTGCGGTGGGGATCGCGTTCGCTCATGGGGAGCGGACGTTCGTGGATCTGGCGCGGTATGAGCCGGGTACGGATTGGGTGATCCCGTATGTTCAGGGGTTGGCACAGCGGCGTCGGCCGAAGGCTGTGGTGATGGATAAGGGTGGGCCGGCGTCGAAGTCGTTGGCGAATGGGTTGACGGCGATGTTGCCGAAGGGTGTGTTGCAGGAGACGGGGAACGCGATGGAGATGCAGGCGGCGACGGCTGTGTTCATCGATGCGGTTCCGGTGGGTCGGGTGGAGCATATTGGGCGGCCGGCGTTGGATGCGTCGGTGGTGGGTGTGCGGGAGAAGATCGTGGGGGATGCGCGGATGTATGACCGGCGTCGGTCTCCTGTGGTGGTGGCTCCTGTGGAGGCGGTGACGTTGGCGGCGTGGGGTCTGTTGAAGGCGAAGCGTCCGTCGCGGTACGACTCGGGTGATCTGCTCGTGTTGGGTGGTTGAGCGTGGCGCGTGAGCGTCTGATCCGGCAGGCTGTCCGGTCGCGGTGGCTGGTGACGGTGGACACGGATGAGGCGTTCGATGGCGTGTTGACGTCGTGGGATGACGGGTTCTTCGTGTTCGAGGACGCATCCTCTGTGGGTCGTAATGGGGACAAGCTCCACCTGGATACGGCGTTGTGGTTGCCGCGGTCCCGGATCAAGTACATGCAAGCCGTGAACGTCTAACGAGAGGAACCCGACGGGCGTGTTTCTCTCGAACGGTCAGGTGATTCCGACGTCGTCGGTGGATACCCTCGGCGACCGGACTCCGATCTTCGCTGACGCGTCCTATTACGCGTCCTCGACGATGGCGCTGCTGAACTCGTATGCGGCGTATTCGGCGATCTACAAGTCGCAGTTGTGGGTCGGGACCGTGGTCCGGAAGTTGGCGATGGCGACGGCGCGGATGCCGTTCGAGGTGAAGCAGCGCGTCAACGAGACGGACTCGGTGAACGAGGCGGGTCCTCTGCAGGATCTTCTCGCCCGCCCGAATGCGCGCATGTCGGGTTTCAAGTTGTGGGAGTGGACGTCGTCGACGCGGGACGTGTATGGGGAAGCGTTCTGGTTGAAGCTCCGGGACCGGTCGGGGCGGGTGCGGGAGCTGCATCCGATGCATCCGACGAATGTCATCGTCCGGCGGACGGGTGACGGGGGCATCGAGTACGTGTACTCGAACGGGACGGTGAACACGTCGCTGCTGCCGGGGATCCCGGAGTCGGATGTGGTCGCGTTCACGACGTACAACCCGGACAATCTGACGCGGGGCCTGTCGGTCCTCGAGTCCCTGCGGATGACGCTCCTGAATGAGGATTCGGCGCGGCGCGCGACGGCGGCGATGTGGGCGCGGGGCGCCCGTCCGGGGATGATCCTGACGACGGAGCAGACCCTCTCCTCGGGTGCGATCCAACGCCTGAAGGCCCAGTTCGATGCGGCGCATGCGGGGGCCGATAACACGGGCGGTACGGCCGTGTTCGAGGAGGGCGTCACCCCGAAGGTCGTGCAGCTGTCCGCGGAGGAGATGCAGTACATCGAGTCGCGGAAGTTGAACCGGGAGGAAGTGTGCGCGGCGTATGACGTGCCCCCGCCGGTGGTGCACATCCTCGACCATGCGACGTTCTCGAACATCACGGAGCAGCTCCGGTCCCAGTATCGGGACACGATGGCGCCCCGGTTCGTGAACTTCGAGTCCGTCATCGACCACCAGTTGGTCCCGGACTTCTACCCGGTGCAGGGGGCGACGTTCACCCGGTTCAACATGGAGGAAGTCCTCCGCGGCGACTTCGAGGTGAAGGCGACCGCGACGGTGTCGATGCGGAACGCGGGTTTCCTGACGGGGAACGAGTCGCGGGCCATGTTCGGTCTGCCCCGCAGCGAGGATCCGGAGATGGATCGGGTGTTCGCGAACGCGGCCCTCATCCCCCTCGGGGCCGCGCAGGAGAAGGTCACCGTCACGGGTGCCGCCCCCGCGGACACTCCGATCGATGTGGCGCCCACTGACCGCGGTGATCTCGTCGCGATCCCTGCGAAACCGGCACCGCTCGCCCTCCCGGCGAAGCCGACGCCGGCGGCCCGGTCCCTGATGGGGCGCCTCGGCGGGGCGCTGCAGTCGGGGGCGACGGTGAAGACGTGGGTTCACGACCCGGCGTGCGTGTTCCACGGGGAACTCGCCGGCCAGTCGGTCCCGATCCTCGACACGTTCACGAACGGGGCCCGTGTGCCCGGCGACGACGGCACCGACTGTGCCTGCACAACCCACTTCGAGTAGGAGCCCCATGAAGGTCATCCACAAGGACGCTGCGATCACAGCCCCCGTCGACGATGATTTCCCGGGATCGTTCTCCGCGATCCTGTCGGCGCCGACCCGCGACCGTGACGGTGACGTGCTCCTCCCCGAGGAGTGGAAGACGCCACTGCCGGAGCACATCACGGTCGATATGGATCACCAGATGTCCGTCGCGGGCACGATCGGGTCCGCGCGGCCGTGGATCGACGAGAAGGGCAACCTCCGGATCGAGGGCACGTTCGCGTCGACTCCGGAGGCGCAGAAGGTCCGCACCCTCGTCCGTGAGGGCCACGTGAACCGGACGTCCGTCGCGTTCATGTCGGAGAAGACGCAGAAGGACGGCGTCACTCAGGTGAAGCGCGAACTGCTCAACGCCGCGATCGTCGCGATCCCCTCGAACCGGGAGGCGGCGATCCTCGCCTACAAGAGCGTCGAGGCGAAGGCAGGTGCCCGGAACTCGAAGACGGATCAGGAGCACCTCGACGCGATCGCCCGGCATGCGGTCGCGTTGGGTGCGACGTTCAAGTCTGCGGATGACCCGCAGGGCGGCGACACGGGCGCCGACGAGGACATCGCCGCCGCTAAGGGTGTCTACTCCCGCGATGCGGTCCGCCGTTCGCTCGGTTTCCCTGAGGTGAAGGACGCGGACACGGAGGACGCCTCCGACCCCGTCGCCCTCATCTCCGCCACCGACGCCGCCATCGACCAGGCCATCGACCTGTTCGCCCAGGTCGACGCCACGACGCTTCCTGCTGAAGTGCAGCAGGCGATAGCCCTCATCCAGGCCGCGGACGCGACCGTGGATGAGCTCCTGGATGCCCTCGGCATCCCGGACCCCGATGAGGACGCAGAGACCGCAGACACGACCGCGACCGCCGCCAAGGCCGCCGCCGCCGAAGCTGCCGCCGAAGCCGAACGAATCGACATCATCCGGAAGGCCGCCGAAGCGCGGTTCTCCCTCCTCACCGAAAGGATTTGAGTCATGCCGACTCTGAACGAAGCGAAGGCCAAGGTCCGCGAGCTGTCGCAGAAGGGCCTCGACCTCACCCGCGATGAGACCCTCACCGCCTCTGAGATGCGTAAGCAGTATGAGGCCATCGAGGTCGACATCAAGAAGTGGGAGCAGGAAGTCCAGGACCTCGAGTACGTCGAGGAGAAGCGGAAGTCCTTCACCGGCGGTGCCCCCGTCGGCGACGCCGCGACGGACACGACCGACCGTCAGGTGGGCGCGAAGTCGATCGGGCAGCAGTTCGTCGAGTCCGCCGGCTACAAGTCCCTCATGCAGCGTGGCCTCAAGGGCGGCGCGTGGACGACCGGTGACATCGAGATTAAGACGCTCCTCACCGAGGCTGCCGGTGGCGCCGCGAACGTCGCGACCCCGTCGGTGCTGCCCGGCGTCGTCGACATCCGCTTCCAGCCCCTCACCATCGCGTCCCTCTTCGCGCAGGGCACCACGACGACGCCGCTGATCCGGTACCTCGTGGAGACGACGGCGACGAACGCTGCCGCGGCGACCGCGGAAGGCGGCACGAAGCCGGAGTCCGCTCTCGCGTTCACGAACGTCGACGAGTCCGTCCGGAAGATCGCCACGTTCCTGCCCGTCACCGACGAGATGCTCGAGGACTGGGCGCAGGCACAGTCGTACATCGACAACCGTCTCTCCCTCTTCGTGCAGATCGCGGAGGAGGCCGAGCTCCTGTCCGGTTCGGGTACGGCCCCGCACCTGACGGGCATCCTCAACCGGTCCGGTCTGCGGACCTCGATCGTCAAGGGCACCGCGCCCTCGGCGGCAGGCGACAACGACATGGATGTCCTCCTCCGGCAGATCACCGCGATCCGCGTGAACTCGTTCCTCGAGCCCGACGCGATCGTCCTCAACCCGACGGACTGGCAGACGATCCTGCTGGCGAAGGCGACGGGTACCGGGAACTACTTCGCGGGCGGCCCCTTCGTCGACTCCGCGAACCAGACCCTGTGGGGGAAGACCGTCGTCACGACGACGGCGATCACCGCGGGCACGGCCCTCATCGGGGCGTTCAAGCAGGGCGGGCAGGTGTTCCGCCGCGACGGGCTCACCGTCGAGGCGTCCAACTCGCACAGCACCTTCTTCCAGGAGAACAAGGTGGCCATCCGTGCCGAAGAGAGGCTCGCCTTGGCCGTGTATCGTCCCGGTGCGTTTGGGACCGTCTCGAACCTGTGATTGTGAAGTCACCGGGGCGCTAGTCTGAGAGTGTGATAACACGCCAATGCAAGCGCTGCGGGACCCCGTTCGACGTCTCGTATCCGTCCTCTAAGAGGGAAAACTGTTCGGCGAAGTGCCGAGGAGTGAAGACCAAACAG